GTGTGTGTGTGTGTGTGTGTGTGTGTGTGTGTGTACGTACACGGACTTTTGTTTCCGTTTCATGGACTGTTCCTCCCTATCATTGGATTTTAATTGCGACAACATCAAGAAATTCAAACGGTTGGCTGACATATCCATAGGTAAATTCTATCTTTACATATCCATTCTCAACCGTTACGCTTGACGGGCTGAATTGGCTAATGCTAGTTGAATTTTTTCTGTGCAGCGCCGAAACAACATCGCTTGTGCTTGCGCAAGGGTATTTAGCAATAATGAAGCATGTCTCAATGTTAGAAGCCCATTTGAAATTGACAACAGCACAAAGGCGGAACCCTGCAATATCCGCCTGCCGAAATGATATCAAAAAACATGATTTTCCATCAGAATTACTGTACGCTGGCGTAATTTTAACTTCCTTGCCACTTCCCCAGCCCCTGCGGGATACTAATGCCTCACCCATTACCGCACCACCTTAAATTGCAGCGGAAGCGCCACGGTCGGGGCCTCGGTACACCAGACCTGTATCAGGTTGTCGTAGGTGGTAATATGCAGCACCTTGCCAAACGCTTCATCGTACAGCTTATTAGCGGCGTTGTCGCCGCCAAACAGGATGCCCGGCGTTGGGTTGTCCGACGCCAGCATTCCCGGCACAGATACGTTTTGGTAAAAGAAGTCCCCGGATGCCGTCCATGCCACTGGCACGGTGCAGGTCAGCGTCACGGTGTTTGCCTTCCCGTTCCATGCCGTCCGCTCCGCCGCCGTAAGGTGTGCCGTGGTATTTCCGGCGTGGGCATCAAGATTGGCCTGCACTGCCGCCGCAGCTCCGGACGGGTCTGCGCTAACATCTTGCGCTGTGTGCGTGTGATTTACCTTCGCTGCTCCAATCGCTTCTGGAGTAATTGGGTCATTCCCCCCGGCGGCATGTTGGCTTGCGTGAACAGCCATCGCATAAGTATCCGAACTCGGGATTTCAATTGTGACATTGGACGCAGAAGTGATTTTGGTGTTGACATAGATATTTTTTTCAAATCTCGTGTCCGTTGTGTTTGGATCGATGTAATCCGTAGCCGTTCCTGCATTTGCATAGGCATACAGAACCTCTGCGCTGGTATCCGGATCTATAACAATCAGTCCGATTTCCCTCCAGTAGAATCCCGTCGTAATGTTCTCCGGCAGCAGCAGTCCTCCCACTTGATATGCTCCACCCGTTATGCTTTTTCTCGTAACATTGCAAACTGCTTTCTGGCTGATCAGCGCAGTGAGCGCGGAAATTGATTGTCCATTCAACTGTCCGTCTCCTAGCACGATCTTTGTAAATGACAGAGTTTTGCCGGACAAGCCTTTTGTAAGCACCGCCTGTCCTGCATTTGTCACGGTCATTGTTGGAAAAGACGCCATAGCTTTCCCCTTCCTTAGTTAATGTAGATGGTTTCCTGAACTCGTATCACCGCCGCCGCATACATCATCAGCTGACCGGAGGCTTCAATCACAATTTCCTCTAGGACACTACGCAGGTTTTTAGTGTTCTCCACCGCGTGGTCAAAAGCTGCTGCATCAGCGTCGACGGCTCCAATGTTTGTAGTATGCACCTTGAATTTATAGGCTCCACCACCATACTCAAACCACTCCTCCACCCATCCGTCACCGAAAATATCCGTCACAACTTTTTCCACAGCCGCTTTCGTGCCACGCAGGCGGTGTGTCTGAATGGCCGTCTGCACCAGTCGACGCTTCACATCCGTCCCGTATTCGCTCCGGTACTCCGGGATGTTCAGGCTCCACGCCACTTGGTCCAGCAGATCCTTCCCCATTGTAGGAATACGGGCATATATGCCCACCAGAGATATCTCCGCCGCAACCTTTTTTAGCTGATTTTCGACCGCATAAGCCATCCCCGCCGCGGTGGTATCATCTTGCATCCATACCGGGAGCAAACTTTTTAGATCGATTTCCGATGCGTTCAAGCTCCCACCTCCTAATAGGCCAAAGCGCGCCGCAGTTGCAGCGCGCTTGTCGTATGTTTGAGATCATGTGAGACGGTTTCAACGTACCAGTTCCCGTCGTTTCCTGTTCCAAACCCTGACAGCATCACGGTACTTCCTCCGGCTACTTCCGTCAGTGACCGCATTGGAAGCTCCGCCGTTTTAAAATGCTTGTTGGCTGCCCGCAGATACCCGCTGGCAAATCGCTGCGCTTCCCCCTGTGTCCACACCGTCTCGCTAATCGTCTTGGCTCCGGTCCCGTTCACATCTTTCGCCGTCCCCGAAAACGCCCCCACCCCAAATGTGGCGCCCTTAACGGTGCATCCGGCCAGTGCTGCCCCCGTTCGAAACGTCACCGCATCCTCTGCATCGCTGCGTTTGATGGTGATTTGCGGCGTTTTCTGCTCAAATGCCAGTTCTGAAAACAACACCAGATTTCCGTTGCAGGCTTTCACAGCGATGCTTTCCCGCAGGCATAGCCATGTGAGAAATGCGAGGTCCGCCATGTTCTGCTGTGTCAGGGCCTTATACTTGCGGTCCGCAATATCATAGGTCTTCAGTGTCAGCCCGCACCGATTCGCCACATCGTTTGCCACTTCCATCAGAGATACCTTTCTCCAGATTTTATCCCGTGGCCGATAAGCATCCCGTGGCACGGATACTGCCCGCACGGTGCAAACTCCGTCCGGGTAATCAATGGCGTGGACAAACAGCTTTCCGGTTGAAAAGTTTCCCGTCTTTACCTCCATGGTGTCATTTCTAGATGGGTTCCATCCACCCCACAATTTCCCCGTATCTGAAAAAGCCAGCGTCGCCATATCTGCCTGCCCTCCGCCGCTGTCTACCAACTTTCCATTAGTCAGGCTAACGCTTTCGGTGATGTCCACTCCGTTGTAAATCAGGTTCATGTGATCACCACGCCTTTGTTAATATCTTCTCCGCATACCGCCACAATGACCCACTGACCGACGTGGTACCGTTCCTGTACTGGGCACTCCACGCCTCTTGAATCAATCACATAGCGGTCATGGTTTGGGCTGAGCAGCGGAAGCGCCGCGGTGACGCATCCGTCCAACTCTGGGCAACTTACCTCCGCCTCGTTTCCGTTGACTGCGGATATCACACCCATTACGACTCCGCCGCTCATTCGCTCATTCCTCCGAATGTAACCGACGTGGCCGTAAACTGGGCCACGTTTGGAGATGTAACCGCTGTGTAGACCGGCGCAGTGATTGTGCAGCGTGATGCCCCTGCATCCATAACCATCTTGTGCAGTCTGTCAGGGTTGATATCCTTCCCGATGGAGGTCGTCTGCCACGCTTTATATTCCTCCACAGCGGCATCCACTGCCTCTTGAATGGCGGCCAGCTGCCCGATGTCGTCATTTGATACGTAGTAGGTCAGCGTTATGGATGTCTCCACTGCCGTGGCCGGCACCACGGAGACGTTATCCGTCAGCGGGCGCCGATCCGATGCGGAACACGCGGCAGAAACCGCTGCCATCACCGCATCTGTTGATTCCGGAATAACGCCACCCGATTTGATCACCGCGATACGCACGGTCCCGGCGCTTGGGCTGTCCACCGCCACGTCCGCGATATCTGAAGATGCCGACATTGCCCAATACTTATAAGCCCCCGTCGGCCCGCATGTGGAAAAGCTGAACGGAGCCTCCCGGATACGATCCCGCAAATCGTCATCTCCCTCTTTGTCTGCTCCCCCGGACGATTCTGTGGTGTTAGTCACAGAGATTACGTAGGTCACACCGTCCACCAGCGTGTCGATTTGCCCTACTACATAGCCGTTTCCCGCTTCTCCTGCTACCGTGCAAGTCGCCCCAACGGTCCCGGTCTGGTCCCCCGCAGCAATTACCAGCGCTTCATCCGTGGCAAAAAACAGGTTTCCGTCTGGCGTCGCTCGTGTCCCGGCCGGGATATATACCGCGCTTGCCTGCACCGCCGACAGCGTAAATTTCAGTGTACATTTGGCCCCCGCCGCGTTACCTCTTCTCACACCCATCAACTCCCCTATGGCGTCCAGCGCCTCTCCGGAAGAGTACCGCAGCAGATTGAGCTTTCCAGTCTCCTCCAAATCGTTCCGAAACACCGCCAGCGCATACGCGAATCCCATTAGAAAGATTCTCCGTTGATCGCTTGCGGCCAGAACAGTTCCCGTTTCCGCTTCGAAGTCGGCCAGCAGTTCCTTGACTGTCGTTTCAACATCTGTTTCTACAAAAAGGCTCATGTCCCATTCACCTCAACTTCTACGTTCAAGTTCCCGCTTGCATCGGTGGTGATCGAAATGCTCCCAATCTCAACCCCTGGCATCCACTTTTCAAGCTGTTCTGTGATATCATTTCGCAGCGCTGGGCCGATCTCTGATACCGGGTGGCCGGTATATTTTCCTTCCAGCCCCAGCCCCGGCATAAACGGAACTTCTCCCCTTCTAGTTTTTAGAATGTTTAGGATGTTGTTTCTCAGCTGCGCATTGGCATCGGCCTCCCAGTCTACGCTTTCACTCACATTTACCGCAATTGTCATTCGATCATCTCCAACACGCTTTAATTACCACTCCGCTTTTTATCTGGACCGGCCCAAGTTTCCCCTTGTTCCCATAAGCCAGCTGTGTTTCTCCTCTGGCGTAGTATATTTTCACCCAGTAGGTCTTGCTGCTGTCCCACGTAACGGTCAAGATTGCTCCATCCTCAACCGATAGTACCTTTCCGGGATGCATCTGCTGAACTCTTCCGCCGCCGCGGCTTCCTGCCGCTGCTAGCAACAGCGTCCCCGTCTTTTTTGTAGCGGCCAGAACCGTTACAGTAGCGGTAGCCACCTGTGCCTTTGCAATCTGTTCGGCTGTTCTTGGACTTACCGTAGCCGATGTGGCCGAAGTTTGCGATGATTTTACATCAGCTGCTTTTTTAGTCACTGATGATGCAGCGTATTTGACGTCTGTGGCAGCAGCACTGGTACTGTTCTTCTCAGCGCTTCCCTCCGCCACCCACTCCGTCAACGTAACCTCAAGATCGCAGGACAGCATGGTCTTTCCAACTGTCCGGGTGTTGAATGGATGCACAGATGTCACGATGAAGCTATTGGTTCCCCAATAATGCCCAAACAGATACAGTTTTTCTTTTTTCTGCTTGCGCATGGCGTCGGTCCACCAACCAATCTCCGATACAATGTCGGTATCCAGCATCCGCGCGTCCAGATGGATAGCCATTGGAAACGTCATTTCCCCTTGCCCTTTGACGTAAGTCGCCGGCTTTTTTCCGGTTCTGCTCTGCATTTCAAAATTAAGGCTCTCCGTGAACTCAAAATCTTTCGGAATTCGAATGCAGTTCTCCGATACTCCGAATTCATGATCTCCAAATGCACCAACGCTCATGTTTACTCCCCCTCAGCGTTTCCAAGGCGGTAGGCTCTCTGCGGCGTTCTCTTCCAAAATTGGGATCGTCAACTCGTACCCAGCAGGAAATACCACGACGCTTCGGTACTTTGGATTTGCCTCTATTAACGGTGAAACATTCAAGGCATTTCCATAAAAGGCGAGAGCGATGGTATCCCATCGCTCTCCCTGTGAGGAAACATATTTCTTCTGGTAGACATCAGCCAAAGGATACCGCCTCCTGTTCCGCTTCATAGCCTGCACCTTCACGATATCACTTCCTCTTGTACTGGAAGATGATGTCCAGCATCCCCTGATTTCTCGCGCAGGTGAACACAATTGCCGGTATTTTTCCCACGGTGACTGCGTCTCCCTGATGTGGAGGATTCGATACCTTTGGCACCTTTGCCCATTCGGTTTCAGGAACGTGCAGCATCAAATCGCCAATCGCCATTCCGCCGTAGTCTGTTTGAATGCGGCGAATCAAATCTTCTCCGTCCTCAACAGCCTTGATAGCGCATCCGTTGATTGTGAAGAAATCCGCGAATTCTTCCGTGTTCATAAACACGGAAGACAGATCCCGCTGCATTTGATCTTTAAAATTCACGTTGGCTTTACCTCATTCCTCCGGCAATCCCGTTTCCGGTCCTTCTTCGTTTCGCCCTTCTTCTCCGCTCTCGGCAGTCTCTTGGTCACCTGTGTCTTGCTCGGCATCCGCAGGTTCGGCGTTGTCGGTTCCGGCCTTCGCTGGTTCAGCAGTTTCAACATATCCGTTGAAAATCAGTGCCTTCGCCTGCTCTGCATTTACCTGCAACTGCTCGTTTACGCCGTAAATTACACCGCCATGCAGCACTGTTCCACAAACGACGCGGACGGCCATCAGGCCGTCCGTCGATTGGTTACTCTTCTTCACATTCGCTTTTTTCATCGTCTTCTCCTATCAGGTCGTTGCCGCAACAGTTGCAGCATACCAGCTGTCCACCTCAATAGGGCAGGGCAGCGGTCGGGACATCAGCTTCAGGAAACGTGCCGCAGGCTCCTTCTGCATCCAACTGTCCGCAAGGCGCTTTGCCATAACGCTCCGCAGTTCACCGGAAGCCTCGTCGGCATATGCCAGAACGCCATAATGAGTCGGGAAGTGGCAATTTTGGGATGCCAGCAGCAGCTTACCCTTGGGGATAATCGGCAGTGTAGTCACGGTCCCGGGCGTGGTCCAGTCATCCTGATACCAGTCGTTGTATACGTACAGTTCCAGCGCCGGGTCCTTCAGATATCCACAGTAGCTCACATTCTCGGCTTTAAAGCTGGGATCGATTGCTACGTTCAGATAGTTGGCCTGATCGAAATACCCGATTGCCATGCAACGCGCCACAAACGCGGCGTAGGCGTTTGGGCTGAACACGCAGATAGTGGGTGTCCGGCTTCCGTCCTTCTGGCAGGCAGAAACCCATACCTTCAGATCCTCAATGGGGTCTGCGGTTGAACCACTTGCGTCCCAAAGGGTGGACGCACTGCCGTTGTGCGTGAATCCGCTGAACGTGATTGTGCGGTTTACACCTTCGCCAATCACAGGAATCTTTCCGGTGAACAGGGCCTGCGCGCACATGACCTCTTCACGCAGAATAATCTGGGTTTCAAAGTCGGTCAGCGCATCCAGAAGCAACTCCCGTGCGCGTCCCTCCGGTGTCATACCGGAGTTCATCAGCACCTCACCCGGAACGCGCTTCATGGTGTCCAGAATGGTAGTCACATCTTTCGGGGACACCAAAGGCGTTTCAAACGTGTTCGTAGCATAGCCAATCTTCCCGGTCACCGGTGCCACGGCGTTGTCATTGACGAAGGTTGCTACCCTGCGCTGTCCCTTCTTGAAGTCCACCATCACGTCCGTTGTGGCGTGGAGCTTGTCGCTGTTGAAAAGTGTGTCCTTCAGGAAAGACGCTTTATGCGGCATCACGCGTACCGCCTCCTGAAGCTCAATGGGGTCAAAAATATCAATAGCCATTTTCTCTTACCTCCTCAAGAAATGTCGCCGGACTTGCCGTCGCTCAGGATAATTCCCTGCACAGAAAGGGCAAGTCTATTGCCCTCAGCAAACTCTGACGGAAGTCCGACCTTCGCCTTGTTAAAATATCCGTTTTTGTAAACGGAAGTTTTCGCGGTTGCGCTGGACGTAGTAGTCACGTCCTCCGCGGCAATTGCATACACATAATCGGTCAACGAAACCGCCGTTACCGCTCCGGTAACCGTCAGTTTCCCCGTGGACGGGTTGACGGTCGCCTTAGAAAATCCAACGGCAGGAACGCCGTCAGTTGTTGCGGACACCAGCAGATCTCCGCGTTTGATCTCCTGACTGACCGCGATAGTCGCCGCCATCTCGGTAACATCTCCGGCGATCAGGCCGTCATAGTTAAATACTTCTCTGCTCATTTTTTACCCTCACTTTCTGGCTTTCGCGATCTCTTCAAAGCTCGCGCGCGCCTCCGCGCGGTGTTTCTCGTCTGTGGTCAGCTGCGCAGTTCCCTCCGGTGTCCCACCGTTTGCGCCCGCTGGGACCTCCCCCGTCGGGCGCGCGTCCTTTGCCAGCTGACCCAGCACCACGCTGTTGACCAGCTTTCCATCCTTGACGGCCTGATAGACAACCGCCTGCGCATCACAGGGCTTGTCATACTTTGCCTCTTCCATCATCTCCGCCGGAACCTTATCCGCAACGGCGTCCAGCGCCTTCATGCGGCTACGTTCTTGCTTCACCGCCGCCTCTGCCGCAGCATCCTCCATCTGCTTGCACAGCGCAGGATACTCCTGCTTCATCTCCTCGATGGTCTTGATCTCTGCCATTTTGGGATCTCCTTCCTGTCCTTGATTTTTGATCTGCCTTTTATTCATCAGCGCTTTCAGCGCTGCCGGGGCCTTTGAAATGTCTGTGGCAGCCACCGCCGCACCGTTCAGCAGGAACAACTGCTGCGGATCCTGCGGCTCTGTCACCGTCTGCTCAGTTTCTTCGTCCAGCAGAACATCTGCAAACCCTGCATCAAGAGCCTCCTGCCCGCAAAACCACTTCGTTTCATTCATCCACTGGAGCACTTGTTCCATGGACTCCCCGCACTTTTTGGAGTAATTCTGCGCAACAGCCGAGTTCATTGTTTTCAACATTTCAGCGGTGCTGCGGAGATCTTCCTCTCGCCCCCATGCTCCGCCGCGTGCCTCGTGGATCATCATATATGCATTTCGATAGATGGACACTGATTCGCAGGCGCAGGCGATGTCCATAGCGGCAGACGCACAGAGTGCTGGTACCTTTGCCGTAATCTTCATTCCGGCGCTACGCTTGTCTCTGATTGCATTGGCGATGGCAGCTCCTTCCCAGACATCGCCGCCACCGCTGTTAATTACTACCACAACCTCCGGCGTTGTGACACCGTCCAACCGTTCGATGAACTCTTTACTCGTGACCTCTGTTCCAATCACTTCTCCCGTCCACCAATTACGCTCCTTCTCTTTGGCGATATAATCGTCAATGTGAATTTCCGTCACGGTGGAGCTGACTTCCATCAACGCAATTCGAAGTGTTCGCATTTGTTTCACCGCTCTTGCATCCTCAGGCATTATTTCATACTCCTTTCACATCAGGTACTGCCTGCGCATCCACAAGTAGCCTGTTCTCGTTTTTCAACTGGATAGCGTTGCGCTTAAAGTCTCCTCCGGTAAGTCCACGAGTCTCTTCCTCTCGGCTCGCAAAACCGTTCGCAACACGTTTTTCTGCTGCCTGTACTTCCTTCAGCGGGTCTAGCATTCCGGCTGCCGGCCCATTCCAATCCGCCGCGCACCACGCTTTTCGAATAATTGGATCGTTGAAAAATTCTGGTGCATGAATGCGTCCGGCAGCAACAGCCTCCGTTAGGAACAGTTCGTATACCGGCTGACAGAATTGACTCACCATGCGCTCACGGCGCATCCGAAACATTTTCCACGCTTCTAGCAGCGCACCTCTGGATGCCGAAAAGCTGGCGCTAAACTTTTTCAGTAGCAATTCATTTGGAATTTCCAGTGCGGCCCCGATTCCCTGACATGTCGCCGACACAAATGCCTCAAACGCCGTGTTCGGACGTTTCGGATCAGCAAACTCTACATTCTCGCCCGGCGCCAGCGTCACAATCGCTCCATTCCCCAGTCTGTACTCATCATCTCCCTTTCCTCCCGCGGCAACCGCCAGAGTTCCGGGATCTTCGCCGTCCACCGCTTCGCCTATTGGAAGCGTTGACGTAGACCCGCCTGTTGTAACAAAAGCCGTGAAAAGAGCGCTGACTAAGGCTGCCATGAGTTCGGCTTTTTGATACTTGGTCAACTGAGATAGCTCTTCCAGCACTGGGGCCAAAAACGGTACACCGCGGCGCTGCTCTGCTCGCTCCGGCTCAAACATATGCAATACGTTTTGCCTTCCAGTTTCCTCACCGTATGCCGGTACCCGCGTCCATGTCAGCGGGTCCGTCTCTGGTTGTCCCGGCATGTACGGATATCTGGACGAAAACCAATAGGCCACCGTCGTACCCGCCGCATTAAACTCCACGCCAGAATAGATTTTATTTCCGTTTTTCTCGTTGCGCCCCCAGTACACCGGTCGGCCTCCGTAGGCCGCCAGTTCCGTCCCCGGCGTGCAAAGCCTGTCCGATTCGATCAGCCGCAGGCGTAATCCATATGGCATGAATTTCGTAGGTTTTTCCATTGGCGTCAGACATATTCCGTCGCCGTTCATTAGCTCCCCCATGAAAAACAAACTCTGCATCTCGTAAAAATTATTCAAGCGGTAGATATCGCAAAGTTTACTTTCTGCCCATAGTGAAAATTCCCGTTCGATTTTGTTTTCCCAAGCCTCGGCGTGTTCAGAAGTAAGATGTAATAGATCGTAATCCAGTCTCGCTTTCAGGTGAAGTCCGCTTCCGATTACATTCGTTCGCGTTGTGTTCACTGCCGAGGTGGCCACCGGATATGTCATATAGGCGAGTCTTGACCGGGAGATCAGTGTTTGAAGATTGGCGTCAATATCACTCTGCGGATCTGCGGATACGCCGTGATTCCCACGGAACGCCTTACTTCTATGCGATGCTCCGCCCTCGCTGTATCCGGTCATAACCGCCCTTATTGTCTGGTATCGTTCCGCATCCATTTCCGACTGCGCAATCTTCGCCCGCAACGCCGATCTGGAGGCTCCCCACTTCGGTGAAATGGCAGAGATCGCTTTTTCAAATCCGTTCATGCCGTCCCCCTCAGTAGTCCAATGGCACGACTCGTTTTACACAGTTCCGCCCACGTCCCGCCGCGACAGATTGTTCCGCCGCAATTTCTTTTTCCAAATCTGCAATTGCTGCCCGCACTTCCTTCAAACTACCACGCGTCAGCTGCCGTGAACCAACCGAATAGGACTGTGCTCCGCCCAAAATCGCATCTTCTGCCGCAATATACTGATCTCTACGGCGAATCAGCATTTCCAACCTCGTTTCTGCCATGGTATTCCTCCATTCAAATATCCTCGATGCCTCTGGATCCCTTTCTCTTTCGCGGTGGCTGTTGCTTTTCATCTGGCTTCTGCTCTCTACGCTGTGCAAGCATTTTAAAATTGGGGTTTAAAATCTCAATTGCCGCATTGTTATAGTTTCTCAGATCCCACGGCTCGTTTCTGGCACCCGAAGTAACCTTTTCCCATCGTGTTCGCGTCTGTCCTCGATCTGTATACGGTACGCGATGTTCACTGCATAGTCCCTGAAAATATGCGTCGTCGAATCCCTTGTCTGCTTCAATTGGGAAGAAACAATACCCCGGGTCCTGTTCGTATTTTACAGACAGGCGAGATAGCATCGTATCCTTTCCCGCATCAACACCAATGTCAAACAGGAAAATTCCGGCTTTGTTCCGGTTTTTCGGTCTTCTCACAAACGGTACACCCTCACCACCAAATCCCTTGATCGCCCAAATCCTGCGTGCTTCTCTTTTTTTGTCTTTGCAGTATCTCTCTACCTGCTGTGTAAAATGTCCTCCATGGTCAATACAAGTTGTTGAAATAATCATCTTTTGACCGTCTGCCCGCAGGTATGTGTCGAAAAGTATGTCATCCAGCATACTCCATGTGAATTCCTGTCCCGGGTCACTCTGAATTACACCGTACTTGATTGCCCATGACCGATATTCCTCACCCCACCCATCAATCTCGTATTCCAGGCGGTTATCCTGCACGTCCACTGCTGCCGTCAGCACAAGCACGTCATATGGAACCTCGCAGTTATAGGCAATGCGCCTTTTCTTGATGATCTCATCTACGCTCAGCTCTCTCTTCTGTTTGAATGTCTCGCCCAGTGTGGTATTGGTCCAAGCCTTCATACTGTCCACGCCCATGTGCTTCGCTTTGAGGAAGCTTTCCGCTATATCTTTCCACGAACCCCATGGCGAGCAGAATTCGTTTAGGTGAAATCCCCTGATTTTTGCTCTTTCTGGATGCTTTGCGGTCCATCTAATCGGCTGATGTTTCCAGCGCACTTCGCTGTCCAGACACTTGCACGCTCTGCATTCATACCCCAAAATTTCCGCCGTGTTACTTCCAGACTCATGGTCAAATTTAAGCCCCTTCCATACGTATGGTTGCCACTCCCCGCAGTTTGGGCACTGCACCTCCAACTCTTCCATTGTTGACGTCCGGTATTCCTTTTCGATCCGGCTCTCATCCTCGTTCGTCGGAGTGGATACCAGTACGATCTTCCGATTCCAGAAGTTTTTTGTTCTCTTTCTAGCCAGCTCTACTGGGTCACCTTCTGCGCCTGATGACTGCGGATATCCGTCCACCTCGTCCAGCAGTACCACTCGCACAGGTCGGCCACGTAACTGCGCAGGCGAATTCGCCCCTACCAGCGATATTGACCCCCCCGGGAAGCGTTTCTGATAGATTGTGTTTCCGCCGTCCTTTGCCTTTGCGTCCGCCACCTTTTCGCGCAGCGTTGGGCAATCTCGCACCATTGGTGCCAGTCGTTCTTTGGAATATACCTCCGCCAAATCTTTTGTTGGCAGAACATAAAGCATCGGGCATGGTTCCCGGTCTATAAACCATCCTATGGCATTTAAAATCGCTTCCGTTTTACCGACCTGCGCACTGGCCATAATAACAACGATTTCCACCCTTGGATCTGATATCGCGTCCATGATCTCTTTCTGGTACGGCGCTCTGTCCGTCCTCCACCGTCCGATCTCCGCAGACGCTTCTGGTGACAGCACACGGAACCGATCTGCCCACTGACTCACCGTCATAGGCTCTGGTACGGAAAAAGCACCCATCAGCCGTTTGAACAGCTTCAAGGTGCGCCTATATTGAATCTCCCGCTCATTCGGAATCTTCGTTTTCTTCGTCTTCTGGCTCATAGTCATCATAATCCGCCGGGTCGTAACCCGATACTTCGTTTAAAGCATCTGTGATCTCCTTCTGCATCATGTTCTGAATTTCCGCCGTGTCCGTCAGCCCTGTAACCTGTGGCGCCAACTTCACCGGAATCCCCAGCATTCTACTTTTCACCGTCTCCGCCATATTTCCCCAGAGACGTTCTACATCCGATGCGAGGTGCATCTGTCCTTCCAGCCGCTTAACTGTCAATTCCGTTTTCCGCATCTTGACCCGTTCATGATCTGCACGGATATCGTCCAGAGCTTTTTCCTCTTTGGACTTTCCGGCTTTTGCCATGTAGTCGATATAGTTTTTGACGGACTGCCCAAGATCGTATTTTCCACGTCTAATTCGAACAACAATGCCCTCATCGGCCATCATCTGGACTCTTCGCTTTGTCACGCCAAAACATTCCGCCAGCGCCGCAGCATTCACTTCCATGTCCATCATCTCCTATTCGGCACACCACCCGACCCTCGCAGTCTCCCACTCAGGTCAGGCCGGAGGGGTTCATGAAAGCCGGCCGTCAAAGGCCGGGTGGTGTTCCGATGGTTTGTTAGCGTGGCTGATTCCAGATAGCATCGGTAAGTAAACCGGCTATGGAAAACTCCGCCGCGAAACGAACGGTTTTGATCGCTAGTTCTTCGCTTAATTTCGCTTTATTTTCGTTTCCCTCGCGTACGCGCATGACGCGCGCGGATATAAAGAATTTTTCCGCTCTGTTCTTCCTTCCTGTCAGCCGCTCTAGTAGCGAAAGCGAAACGCCTTAAAAAATCATCGAAATCTACGCAAATCCCGCGCCTCGCTAGTACCACTCGCATTTCTGCGCCCTGACAGTACCTTGACACCCTCTGGACTTTCCCATGCTACTAGCTTAACAGGTTCTTTTGGCTCTGCGAGGTATATTTTCATTCTCCATCGCTGTCCAGTAGCCCGTAGTTGCTTGCCACGAGTCGTATGAACTCACAGTGCCAGTCCTGCACGGAATCTGTGGAATAGTGAAGCCGCCGCGCAACCGCATCAAGGCGCAGTTTCTCCTGACTGTGCCAAAAAGCCAGCTGCACCATGCGCATACGTGCATCCCCATTTTTATATTTTCGCGTTGTCTCGATAGCGCGGCGCACCGCCTCATATTCCCGTTGCTGTGTCGACGGCAGCTCCCGCACCGCGATAAGCTCAGTCGCCCGACTTCCGCTGTGACTCCCCGGCATTCCGGAATAGTTCGCCGTTGCCGAAACCGTATGTAGCTCTGCATATTTCATGCACAGCTCTGGGAATCTCCTGATCATGCCTTTGACATACGGCCACCAGTCATATCTTGGACTACTCATTTTCTCTTCCTCCCGGTTTTACTCCCGGTAATACATACCGGATATACTGTGCCATCCCCGGCTTATACGGGCTGCGGTATAGCAACGTCGCCCCTTTCGGCAAGCGCAGTTCCGATCCGTTAATGGCAATGCGATCTTTTGGCTGTGACCGAATCAAGTTGCGGCTGGGCGTATACTTCTTTGCGTCTGGAAGTCTGCGCACCTGTTTCATCAGGTATTCAGCTAGGTCAGTCTGATCTTCCCGTTTCAGCAGAGCTTCATAGTCGACGCCACCCATCGTCCACTTTTCTTTGCAGATTTCCAGAGCTTCTGCATTCACGATCATGTGATGATGGACGCGGACCGCCTCACCAGTTTTTCCGTCCATGTCGGATGTGACCATCAGGTACCGGAATGGAATCCCCTGCTTCTTGCATTCTCTTCCAACCCTCCGAAGGAATAACTCTGCTTGATGTTGTGCTAGAGCCATAATCCGATCCATTGCGGAGAACTTGTCTAAATTCTTCACTCGTCCGGACAGCATCTTCTCATATCCCTCTGGGGAATAATCTAATCCCACCAACTGATCTATCCCGTTTCTAAAATTGCTATGTATCAATCTTGCAAACGATCTCTCACAGTTCGCTTCATTTGCTTTTTGCTTTCTGATATCAGATTTTATTCTCCGCTGAGATCTGCTTGGCTTCTCTCCCGGAATCCAATACTTGATGGACTCCCCCACCTGGCCGGCCGTATATTTGCGCAATGCCCAATATCCGTCCTTCATATCTGCTCCTCCTGCAAGATGGTTCTAAACTTAGGCTCTTACCAAGCCCTCTAAATACGCGCGCGCGTATTTATGTAATGTATACGGCTTGTTTGACCACTCAAACGTCCGTTCCAGTTGAGCGGACGTTTCAAAAGTCAATCGCTTTCCGGCGGCTCCGGCTTGGTGCGGTAGGCAAGCCACGATTGCCCGTAGTAGTACACGCAAAGGCCAGAATCTTTAAAGGCCACATACGGTTGCGATATATCAGGTTGGCAGCTTTTTAAAATCAACCACTCTCCATCATCTCTATTGCTCGCAGGGGAGATGATATGTTGCACGTACACCGGCTCACCCGCCATTTTCTGCAACTCCTGCAACGTCAGCGGCCGCGGGTTCTGGCGGGCGATGCGGTCGCGAAGGGCGGAGATGGCGGCGTCCAGTGCGTCCAGCGTATCCTCTGTGCCGGGCCATTTGGATTCCGTGTGAGCAAGTCTTTCCAGCACTGCGATTCGTTTTTCGTCAGTCATGTTCCTCTCCTTCGATCATATGCGCGCCGCAGTGGCAGTACGGTTGCTTTGTTTCGCACAATCGACCGCACTGATCGCACTTATACCATGTAGCGCCATATACATGTTCGTCCTGCGTCCATGTATTCACAACAGGAACCCACCGCCCCGTCCGCTCGTCGGCGGACTGAGCGCGGCGCATTTCTTCAAATTTGGTATGCAACCGTTTAAGACGTCCAAATGTATTTACATCCCATCCGAATTTTTGCTCAAACTCTCTTTGGCAGTCATCGCCCCAGCCGCAGATAATTCCCCACACCCATGCATCGCGCTTTTCCGTCGCCCAATCGCGGCAAGAAAATGGAACCGTCATGCTCAAGGATTCAAGCGGATTTTCAATAAGAATCTTCGATTCACTCATCTGCGGCCTCCCTCTCGAAATAAAACACTACCTTATGCGGCCTCGGCTGCACCACGCCAAACCGTACCGCATTGCGATAGGTCACGCTGTCGCGGGCTAAGGTCATCGGCCACCGGTTGATGCACTCCCTGAAATCGTCCAAGGACAGCGTACTTTTGTAGTAATTGCACGGGCGGCAGGCGGGGAGCCAGTTTCCCATATTATCCTCCCCGCCCCGCGCAACCGCGTCCACATGGTCAACCTGCATGTCTTTGTACGCCAGATCGCACCCGCAGTAGGCGCAATGGCCACCGCACTTTTTGTACACCTCTTGCCTCTCCGCTTTGGTCAGCTTGCGCCGTTTAGGAGGCTCATACATCCTGTGCATCCTCCTTTTCCGGGATCATATCAATCTCAACAGCTTCTCCCTCCCAGTATGTAGGATTACGCTCAGACGCCTCCTTGAACTTCTCCAAAAACGCTTTTGTCTCCGGCAAATCCTTGATATCGTTGTAAACGTCTTCATCCCAGTCCTCATAGGATGAATCCTCTCCGATGCGCTCGATGGCATCAAATAGGTCGAATGTCAGGACAGATTTATCAGCTAGGCATACTGATGTAAAAGGCTCATACGGGTAGTCAAGGAACCAGGAAGATCGTAGGTAATCCTCTTTCGACATAACGTCGAATTCTCCATCATTCTGATGCCCGACGCATATCATTGTGTCCATCGATAATTCTGATAATTTTTTCATTGATCTTCATCCTTCCCCAGCGCGGCTTCATCGTGTTTCCGCAATTCGCTTGATTTTCTAAGTGCCGACTGCTTTTCTTTTGCGGTGAGGATATGCCCGCGAACACATACAAAATCTTTCCCGTCATGTGTCCACCCGCAGTTTTCTCCGTCCTCGCTCCAAATATCGCATTTATCGCAATCGGTTATTTCTTCACCTCGCAGCGCGGCCTCGGCGGCTTCACGGGTTCCACCATCAGACATACCAAAAATGTAGCGTAGTAGTTCTGCGCGTCCGTTTTCCCACCCGTATCGATATCCCGTTGTGTAGGTTTCTCCTGCGTCCACGCTACTTCCAGATGTCAAATCATCAAGCATTTTTCGCAATTGTTCCACTTTGCACGGCAGCACCACTAGCCGCCCGTCCTTGTCTGCCTCGGCCAACTCGCGGAGGTGCGTAAATGTTATGCTGCAATCGCATGATACCTGACGAACCAACATAGCAAGTCCATCTGCACTCGCCCGCAAATCGCCGATTTCATCCGGTTCCAGCCCGGTGTCCTCGTAGGCCGCGAGCATTGATAGCGTAATTTCGTATCCGCGAGTGCTGTACACACGCCCATTAATATCATAATGTGTCAATCGTTCCATCAGTCATGCCCCTTTCTCTTGCCGTAGGAACAGAACCCATCCGCTCCAAAGTCCCTATGTAGGATATTGCACTCATGGCATTTGAACGATTCCGCTCGGTCTCTGTCCCAGTCATCGTACTCGATGTAGTTTGAGCACTCTCTGCACCGCACCACTTCCATGGCACCGACGGTCCGGGTATCGTTTAGTGCGTCACGAACGTCGCACAGTTTTACCATTCTATCTGCATTTGCTTTGAACGCTATCTTTCCCATGGCTAAAGCCCTGTCAATTAGCGCCATCAGTCATGCTCCCTTCTTCTGCGTAAATAGCCGCGGTACATAAGCGGCGTCAAAATGCTGTGGTCTGTTCCAAAATCATAAATTAACCCGCTCTCGTCTCTCCACAAGAAATGTGGAATCAAACCACCATGCACTTTGCGCATGATGATATGCACGTTACTGTTGCGAAGCTTTGCCTTTATCGCCTCGATTAAGCAGTTTGAGATGTAATAGTTACTGCATATTTCACAGCCATATTGATCAAGCATCAGTCGTGCGCTTGCCATTTCGGCGGCATCACCAACACGGTTTTCGTCCACCGTCATGCCTGCGCTTTCAGCCTGACCGGTAGGACCATGTAAAGAAAATTCTCTTCACTATCTACGGGAGCAATGATAGCTGGTGAAACAGCGGTGTTCAGTTCAATCCGAACCGTGTCGGCTGGCGCATAACGCAGCGCATCCAGCAAATAGCGATTGTTAAATCCAATCTCCAGACCTCTTCCGTTTCCGGATACCCCGCACACATCCTTTGCCTCTCCGCTTCCTGTTTTTGCAGAAAGCATCACTCTGCCTTCATCGAACAGGCACCGCACTGGGCTTTTCAGCTTTTCTGAGATCACTACGGATACACGGTCAATGCTTTCGATCAGGCTTTTTGTCTTAGCAGTGACAGCAATGCGATTCTGCCGCGGGAGCGCGCTTTTATAGTCCAAAAACTCCCCTTCCAGCCTTCGGCCGATCAGGTGGACATCTCCGATTTTAAATAGAATGTGGTGTTTCCCAGTCATGATTTCCGCTTGGTTCTCTGTCTCTTTGCAGATTTTTTGAACCTCCGATAGCGCGCTTCCGGGCACCACAAACGACCTTTTTATGTTTTCCGCTCGTTCCACCTGTTCAGTGCGAATGGCCATCCGGAACCCGTCTACCGCCACCACCGTCAGTTTCCCGTCTGCGACTTCGAACAGTGCGCCAGTATGTATAGGGCGGCTCTCGTTCGTGGATATTGCAAATGATGTTTGATCTATCATGCTCCGCAGCGTCCCCTGCTGGATGGACACATACCCATCCCCATCTACTTTTGGCATCTCCGGATAGTTATCCGCCGGAAAACTCATGATTTCAAAACAGGCGTCCCCGCAGGTCAAATGGACCGGTTCCCCCTCCAAGGCCGACAACATCACCATGTCGTCCGGCATCTTGCTGATGATACTCCCAAACAACTTTGTATCCAGCACCAGCTTTCCCGGTTCCATCACCTCGGCAGTGGTCTTCGCACGGATTCCGATTTGCAAGTTATATCCGGATACCGTCAGCCCTTCCCCGGCCTCAACCATCAGCCCTTCCAACTCCGGAATGGAGCTTTTCTGCGCAACAGCGCGGGATGCCACATTTACCGCCTTTTGCAGCAGTGCTTTTTCACATGAAAATTTCATTTCATGCTCTCCATTTCCGCCCGGAGGCTTTCCTTGATATAGTAATTTAGGCCCCGCTCCTTGCAGATGGCCTCCGCCGCATGTCCGAACTCTCCCCAGTCAATGTCGGACGGATGGTAGTTTAGCTTCCCAATTTTGAATTTGTCCACATACTCTGCAAACTGCAATAGCTTTAGGACTTCCCCATCATCAATTACCGGCTCACAGGATACCCATGTGCTAATCCCCAGTCTTTTTGCCATTACCAGAATCCGAATGCGGCTCCACCCGATAATCGTTCCCGGCTCCTGCTCATGGGGCGCTCCAGTGAATGTCACGCCGTACCAATCGTCTTTGTCCAGCAGGTCAAAATCACGGCTTCCGTCGTTCTTGGTCAGGATCTGGACATGATTCCCGCTGTTTTTCAGGGCTTCGATAATTTTCCTCGTAGCGGAAGTGTCATAGCCTTCCGGGTAAGGGTCACAGGTAAAGCACAGGTGAATCAGTTTCCCGGTAATTTGCTTGTTGCGCAGCTGCTCTTTTACCGCCTCGACAATTCCCGTTCGTGGCTCGGCATTGCAGTGAAAACATTCCCTGTCGCGGTGCAACACGGATGGCCCAAAGCAGTAAAAGCAGCGGTGGGGGCAGCCGGTGTAAATGTTGATTGCAAGGTCTCCGTACTCCTTTGCCTTACCTTTTGGCTCATAGATCGGCTTCATGCTCTGCACCACCTTGGATAATTCCGATGTTTTTTCTTTGGTCTACTTTTGCGCGGATATCGCGGGCAATGGACTCCATAGAATCCGCAAACTGATCATTCAGAAACCCGACATACGGAAGCACAATCCCGACCAGCATCAGGCCAAATTTTACAGCGAAGTAGTCTATATGCCCATCTGTGCGCTTGTAAATCTCCACGCCCTGTAAATCCATAATTAGCGGCAGGATGTATTTCTGCTGGACGTAGTACATGCCATGGCTTGTCCGCAGGACCGCAATGGTGTATCCGCCGTAATTCAGTGTAAAAATTCCTTGGTCTGCATGGATCTCGCTTTGGTCTGCGTCGCTCAAGTTTAGATTTACGGGGACCTTCTCGTGCCGAAGCAGCATTTTTTCCTGCTGCTTCTCCGTCAACTCAAAAACATTCACGATGTGGTCCATCTCCATATAAGGCAAGCCTTCCAATGGATAGCAGCTAAATCCATCTCCAATCCACTGGCTAACGACTCCTTCAGAATCCGTGCGGTCGTAGAGGATAATTCGTCCGCTGTCCTTGCACAAGGATGCAATCTGTTTCAGTTTCATTTCGGCACCTCCGGCACTTTGAATTTCCAGAATTCGCAGCTTGCTACACGAGCACCCTTTGGAATCTCCATCTTTTTCTTGGTACACTCGATTGTGGGTTCGTGCAGCTTTGCGCAGCTGTATTTGCGCCATTCGCAGCACCAGCACATTCCCCGCAAGCAGTTCTCCAAAGCGGCGCCATAGTTTTTTGCTTCCCGCGCCTCTTTTGCAAGGCCCACATTCGTCTGTCTAAGCTGTTCGGTTTCGGCGCTTGATTGATAGGCAGCCGCCCGCAGATTTTCAATCGTACTTGCGATTCTCCGGCGGTCTTGATATCTGATGGCAGCGTCCCCGTCGCTCAATACCTCAATTGCTTTGACATCATCCATCGGTTCCGTGCTGTTCTCTAAATAACACCAACTCTGCGGCGCGCGCTTGATCCCATAGTAGGCAAGTTCTCGCGGCTTTTCGTATTGGATCGGGCTGGATACTTCCCACGCCCGTATAATCTTCCCGTCTGCATATTTCTCCAACTGACCGGGCCGCAGGCAGCTCGCCTCCGTGATCAAATCATAGTTGCCCTTGATTTGCCTTGCTGTTTCGCAGGTAAATTCCCCCACGATCTTGCAAACCGGCGTTGTCAGGTACACAAGTACCCGCAGGGGGAAATAAACCGGATGTGGTGCAGTCTTGCGAATTTCCAGCGTCTTCTCTCCGAACAGAATTTTCGGCCACCACTCCGGATGTAGGCTCAAAATGATATTAGGCTCCACGGTCGTCACCTTCCTTTCCTTTTTCCATAAGATCAAATAGTGTGGGCGTATCCAGCCCCTCTTCCGCCTCTTTCAGATACCCAACTCCATCCCAGAAGTATTCGTCGTTCAGCTCTATGGTGTAGCCGCGCCGCCCCATCTTCACAGCTTCCCGTGCGACCGTCGCCAAGCCACCGAATGGGTCCAGTACCAGATCTCCCGGATTGCTGTACCGATTGATGATACGGTCCACAATATCCAGTTGCAGTGGGCAGACGTGCATCGTTAGGTCCCGGCGCTTCTGGTCAGTATTCAGCGTGCGCATCCGGTTAATGTCGTCCCAAACGTCCGGCTCTCCCCCGCTGCTTGGCGGAACCGTCATAAATGTTTTTGAGATCGCGTGTTCATTCTCTTTTAGCATCGCTTCCGCCAACGCTACATGCGCCTCATAGTTATAAATATGGGTATCGCAAAACTCCTTGAATCGGCGCTGAACCGCGCCCTGCGAGAGCCTTGCCAGCTCCTCCGGCTTTAGCAATCTGTCCCCTGACGACCGCCAAAATCCATGGGCATCCAGCTGCCACCGTGCAAGACTGTATTCCTCTTTGCTTTTTATCACTGGTTCATCCGCATATGCCGTGGATAGATCTGTCGGCAACTTTCTAAATAGCAAAATGTACTCTGGGCACCCAACGCCCATCTTTGAGCCGTCCTTGCACTGCTCTGTCCATCCGAGGCGGTATGTCTGGTTGTTCTCCCGAACAACATCGGTCACGACCGTGATCATTCCGAAGTAGGCAAACCCGTGGCGCATATAGTGCTGAATACACTGTGCGTGGAACGGCTCCATGGTCGGCATTCCCATCCCTGTTGCATTCCCGAACAACACTCGGTCCTTCACATGACAGGCAAACACCCGTCCCGGCTTCAGGATGCGCAGGAGGTTCGGCGACAGGTAGTCCATCTGTTCAAAGAATCGTTCCGTGTCCTCGTTGTGCCCGAAATCGTTGTAGCTTGGCGTATATTCGTAATGATTGGAAAATGGGATGGATGTGTGAATCAGGTCAATGCTGTTGTCCTCCATGCAGGCTGTTTCTTCCACACAGTCATTGTTGACCGCGGTAAAATAGGTACCTTTGACTTCCACTCTCTCAACTCCAATACTGCGGGCCATGTGCTCCGTCTGATTCTCGCCAGACAGCCCGTATTTTTTTACGATGGCCTCCATCTTAGCCTGCAAATAGTTGTGCTGCTTCCACTTCTCCATCAGCGCCCGATAAATTGGATCTTCTGCTTCCGTATAAATGATGTCGATGATTACCTGTTCTGTTTGGAGGAAGCGATAGATTCGGTGGATGGCCTGAATGAAATCATTGAATTCATAATCAATTCCGATGAAGATGGCCCGATGGCAGTGCTTTTGGAAGTTGCACCCGGAGCCAGACAGGCTCTTTTTTGTGGCAAACAGACGTGTTCCTCCCTCGGAAAAATCTATGACACGCTGCTCCCGCTCGGCGTAGTCCATAGTTCCGAAGATGTCGACCACTGTCGGCAGCGCCTGCTTGATAGCGTGTCGCTCCGCCTCCAGATCATGCCACAGGATAAAATGCGCTTCCGGATCGCTGTCCACAATTTTTTTTGCACAGGCCACCCGGGTAGAAATACTGTCTCGCTTCTCCCGCGCAGCCTCGGACAAAGAGACTGCCGCATCATTCATGAATTTAAGCTGCCCGTCCCGGTCCGCCGTTGTTCCGTAGTCGTCCCGGATGATGTGGGTTCGCACGTCCAGCGGCGGCAGGTCATAGCCGGTGTCGTCATACCCTAGATCGGACGGTTTGCTGATAAACAGTGCCCACGAGCTAACCCACAGCCAGAATTCATCTTCCTTATGGGGGTATAGCGTCAGGTTGTTTGCCTTGGTGCTGTCCCGTTGGAAAAATCGGGTGAGAGCCTGCCCGGTGTCCATGATTTCTAGATACCCGGCGTAGTGAATCAGCTCTTTGTATTTGTTGGGGGACGGCGTGGCCGTGCTGACCAGCTTGTATTTGATTCCCCGGAACTTCGGTAGAAACACCTGATAGGTCTTGCTTCCAAACGACCGAAGGACCGAGGCTTCATCCAGCGAAACCGCGGTGAAATAGATAGGGTCAATGTCTCCATCCCGGACACGCTCATAGTTTGTCATGAGGATTTCTCCACGATTGGCATAGACCTGAAGGTGAACCTGCTCCATAGATGTGATGTACGGCGGCGCAGCGTATCCCAGCAGCTTGACTGCATCGTGCGTGAACTCCTGCCTGACACCCAACGGTAGAACAATCAGGGCCTGTCCACCCTCATGCCGCACCACCTGATGGCACCATTCCAATTCTTGAATAGTCTTTCCGAGTCCGAAGGATTCAAATAGCGCCCTCCGCCCACCCCGAAGTGCCCAGACTACCGCATCCCGCTGGTGCGGCTTCAGCGCTGGATTGATCTCCAAAGGATCTATTTCAAAACCGGATACGGGCGCCGTCACGATCTTTGATCGAAGAAACTTTAAATACTCTGTCATACCTGCCCTTCCTGGACTCCAAGCGTGGTCTTGATAGCCTCCCGGAGTTTTTCTGCTTTTCCGGGATCTGCAATTTCTTGCAGCGCACCAAGCATCGTATTATACGCCCCTTGCCAGTTATCAAAATGCACCTTGAAAATGGCCGTCGCTTTATCTGCCAGTGTAAGCTGCTTGCGCAGTTCCTCCGCCGCCCGTTCCGCCGCTCCTGCCTTGGCCTCCGCCGCCATCAGTCGGGCGTTTGCATCCTTCACCTTTTCTTCTGCCGCAGTCTCGGCCTCTGCCCGGAGCTTGTCCAGTTCTTCCTGACTCGGCTTTTCCACGGCCACTTCAACCGGCCTTTTTTTCAGTTCCTCCAGCTGCTTGGAAAGTTCGGCCTTTTCGGCTCTGGCGTTTTCCGCCTCCGCTTTGGCTTCCTGTTCTTTTTTTCGCAGGGTCTTCAGCTTTTCTTCCAGACCGTCCGATTTCACCTTCAAAGCATCCAGTTTGGCAGTTTCCTCGCTCAGCATCTTTTTCGCATTTTCTTGAGCAACGGTAGCCTGTTTCTCTGCGTCCTCTGCGCGCTTAAAAGCCTCGTCGCGCTCCCTGATTGCCTTTTTCAGCTCCTCGCCTGTCATGTCCGCCACAGTCTTTTCCTCGCCGTTTACGACATGTTTTTCTGCCGCAAATTGTTCGCGTTCGGAATCCGGCAAAGCCAACAGTGCCAAGGCTTTAGCGGTCCCCAAATCCGCAATCGTGTGCGGATTTCTATACTCTTTTGCAATACGCATAAAGTTCTGTGCGGTGCGCTCTGAAAAATCCACTTTTTCTCGCAGCCAGTCCAGCCATTCTCCGTGAGAAAGCTGGCTTTTTGCCTCGTTAAGCCGCTTTCCAATCTCAATAATGGCGTTTCCACCGACATTCTTGTAAAAAACAATCTCGTCAGTAATGACGGCGATTCCTCGTGTGATCACGGCGCTTTCAGGTTGGTCTTTACTGCCGTAGTCCTCCGCCAGCGCTGCACCAGTGCCCGGCTTTGCCTCCGAGTGTTTACGTTTCTCCAGTTGCTCCACATAGTAGTTGGGCGTCATGCGGTACGCTGATTCCATGGCGCTCAGTTTCTCCCCTTGTTTGGGGGCATTGTCCAGCCCTAACTCCGCCGCGATTTTCTTTGCCTGTTCCATATCATTCATGCAGCATTCTCCTTTTTTTGTTTCTTGCGCTGAGATTTTGCGGCTACCTGTCGGATGTATTTCAGCCATTCCTTTTCAAAGGCTTCTACCTCCGGCGTTCTGTCGCAGTTGTGTTTCCCGCGGTTCTGCCGGACAGTGAGCTTCTTTTCATCCAGTTCCAGTGTGAAATAGGGGTGTTCCGGGGTATCCGTGTGCCGAATGAGGAAAATGGCGCTACGGCCCTCGGCAATCGCCCGGGCATAGGTTGCTACACAATGGTGTTGCAGGGTTCCCTCGCGGTTGAGGTCGGCCAAATCCTTCACCGGCCGAATGAGTAGACCGTCAGCTTCCCAGGCGAACCGCTCTATCTCTTTGCACCGCTTTTTAATCTGCTTGTCCCTCTTGCGGTTGGCCGCCGCTGCTTTCTTGGCCTCCGCCGCGGCCTTTTCTTCCATGAAACGATCGTGTAGGCGCAGCAAGTGAGCCGGGGCCTTAAAATCCGGATTTTCCATGTTGTAGCCGAGGGCCGCGCCCATGCGCCATGTATCTCGCAGAATGTCGAGGCCCGCCCGGGTGTCCTTGGCTTTCTGCTTGTCCAAATACCGGGCTACTTTAATTGGGTCGAGGTGATCCTCCTGCCGCAGCTTCTCATAGTTCCATGCCCCCAGACGGATCAGCGCGAACAGGTCAGAGTCGTTCAGTGTTCGGCCCTCCGCCTTCCGCTGGATATAGAACTGATAGGTTTCGGCGTTCCACTGCCCAGCGAGGCATCGGTGGAACTCGTCTTTTGTCAATCCGAGAATTTTGGACGGCCTGGCCTCTTTCCAGTGCAGTTCTTTTAGTAGCGGAGCCTTGCCGTAGGTGTAACCATAGTAGGAATAGGACCCGCTGGCGTGGCGTTCTTTTTCCATCATCTCGCCCAGAAGCCGCCCCGCGCCCTGCATCACGAGGTTTTCCGCCGTGTGGTGTTTCTGCCAGAAACGGAGATATGTAACCGGCATAGCGAACTCTGTGCCTTTAGTGGCCCGGAGGAACAGGTCAAGCTTGCTGTTTTCCACCGTGGAGCCGTTCAAAATTCGCTTGTTCCAGGGATAAATCAGATTGGCCACGCCCCAGCTATCATAAAAGGCTTTTCTCTGCTCCCAATGGTTAAACATTCGAATCGTGGACATGCATTTCAGATAACCGACGAGCCGCACCGTTTTCGTTTCCTCGAATACATAGGCCTCATAGGGCCACGTCGTGATCCCGCTGGATCCGTCGCGCTCGAACCATTTGCGAACGCACCACCCTTGCAGAACCAGCCTTTTCTCCACCTTTGCCACCGTCAGCGGGTAGGCCTCCACGCAATCCATTTGCGACATAGCGGAAACATGGCGGGCCTCCGCTTCTCCGCCGCAGAATGGGCAAAGGCAGTGCTTTCCGCTCCCGATTGCCTCGCCCGTCTCCGGGTGGACAAAGCCGAAGGCCGGGCCGCCCGCTCTGCATTCTTTTTCAATCTTGGAAAAATAGCCGTGCTGGTGGCAGCTGGTACAGGTCACTTTCACCATGCGCTCCGACACTTCTGTCAGCGGGTCAAACACGGTGTCCATTTTGTAAACCAGCAACTCCTTGTTCAGCAGGCCCTTTTTGACTATCCACGTCACCAGCCCGGCGGGCGGCTCCTCCGGGATCAGCTTTTCATAGTTTCGTTGCTCTTCCATGGTGCTCACCCCAAGAAGTCGGCCAAGTCGATTATCTTGCCCTGCGTGGTGGTGTCCGACACGGCCACGCCCAGCTCCGCCGCTCCTGCCGTGGGTTTATGCAGACCGTAGAACTCCCGGAGAATGCCGTCGGCCACTAGTGGCGTCACACAGGAAAAATTCCCGGTCTTGTGCTTATCCGCATATGCCTTGATTTTCTTCTCAGCTTCGGTGATACTCATTTCTGGAATATCAAGATCTTGCAATATCAGCTCCGCCACACGGGCATCCGACTTGCAAATGTCTTTGAGCTGTTCGCCGACCATGAATGGAGCTGTGCCCTCAAGTCCGGTTTGCTGGGTGGCAATTTTGTTGATAGCCATGCTAATTGAACATTCCATGATTGAACCTCCGATTAACGAAAAAGCAGATCCTTCAAGAAGCATCTCGAAAAACCCACTTTCCCTTTTTATTGTGTCTCCACCTTCGCATCGTGAATTTCCATATATTTTTTCCCGCACATCTCACACGCACATAAAATTGCTGCGTATTTTGAAGCCGCAGGAACGACAGCCTCCCCGATCAGAGGATGAATCACCCGCACTTTTACCGGGAACGCCCACCGCAATCTACGGTCGCGTTTGTAGGACTCTGTGCAGCGTTTCAGGTTCTCTTTCTGAATTGCCGCCGCCCGTGCGTCCATTTCCTGCGGAGTGAGCTTTTTCCGGAACGAGGAGTTTTGCGGGGCTGATTCGGAAGACTGCTCCGCATTTTTCGCATACGGCTCCGTCCCCCATGTCTCCCGGTGTTTGATGGTCGCATCTTGGGCACATCCAATGCCCCGGCTTTCGAGCGTCGTATCTTGATTCATATCCTTGCTCCACCGTCATTCCTCCGGAATCCAATATACCGTTGCAATCTTGACTGCGGCTTCCAGCGCTTCCTGATGCGTTGCCACGCACAGGTCGATATGATCTCCTTTGACGGCGCTCCCAGTATCGTCAGCGCGGTAATATTGGATATCCCCGTCGCCGTAGTCCACCAGCACGTCGCTGCCCAGCGGGATAACCGACGGGTCAACCGCCACAGATACACCTGGCGCGGCACGGCGCCCTGATTTTGTGATTCCATAGGCAGGATCATCCGGCGTTTTTCCGCAGCAGGTCGCGCAAATACAATAATGTGATACGGTGCAATCCGGAATTACGGTGGCTCGTGACAGCAAAGTGGCTTCAATCTGGGCATTTTCATCAGTTTCCGGAATGTCCGGTGCTTCCCAGCACTGCGCAGGGCCGACCGATTCCGCCAGATCGTCCGCCACAATGGGCGGCTCCGTCTGGGCCTTGGCCTTGATTGTCAGGCACAGCGCCACACACAGCATCAGCGCAATGACAGCCAGCCATGTACAGCAGCGCCACTTCCGGGCGGTGTTCTCGGCCTGACGCACCCGGTCCCGAGCCTTGCGGCTTGCGGCGGCATAGTCGGCAGCACTCCGAGTCTGTATGTAGTTCATGCGGTGCTCTGCCACAGAAAGATCGATTTTTCGTTCAATGTCCCGGCTTTCCAGCCGAGCAACCCTCCGCTCCATATTCCGAGCGTATTTCTCAGATTTCTGGCTCACAGCTTGTCCTCCTTTTAAATGTAATTTCTTCCGAACTCCCGGATAAAGTCCTCGGTGGTCCACCCCATCTGCTCCATCAGCTTTCGCTGGCCGTACTCGTGGAGCTTCTGCATCGTCTCCGGATTCCGGTGTACGGCCTCCGCCCCGTTCTCGTGGCAACGGTCATGGCACAGGTAGACCTTTGCTCCGTACTGTTCGGATTTCTTACGGTTGTACCCGCCAAAGATATGATGCTCGTCCAACGGGTCCGCGCAGCCGTTCCGGCCGCACAGCCAACAAACCTTCGGTTCGTCGGACTTGATTTTGCGGGGTTTCTCTTTGCACTTCCGGGCCGACATGCTCTTGGGATACATCATGCCGTGCGCTTCCTTCCTGCGCGGCTTCCGCGCTTCCCTTTGTGGTTTTCACCGGCATTCAGACTCGCAAGATACCGCGCCGCCGCAGACTCCCAGCACGATGCGAAATAGCTTGTCTTGCCAGCGCTTGAACCTCCCATAAAAATCACACCCGGCTTGTTGAACTTCCGGCAGGGATGCTGGATTCCTTCCAGCGCCATCTGCTTCTTCGCCATCCGGCGGGCAATCTTTCTCGTAATGTTCATTTGAAACTCCTCCAGTTTTTTATCATTGGTACTGCTGAATATCTTTGGGCTCGCTTTATCAAGAAGCGGATTTCTCTTCCTTGGGGGCAAGCGTGACTTTGACTTTCGCATCAACTCCGCACTCCTGCTTAATTCTCGCCTCTTTTAAAAAGGCAAATGCATTGGCAAAAAGCTCTAGTTCGGTCACATCTACCACCTCCTTGAGACAGCTTATTCCGACTGGCTGTCCACCTTTCGCATATTTTCCGACGCCATCTCATTGACTGCCTCCAAAAATCTCTGATTGGCACCCTCTGGGTCTCGGTGCCCATTCAGGATCATGCTGACATACTCCGGCGTTACTCCTAGCTTTTCGGCAAGCTGCTTATTAGAAATCCTAAGCATGTGCATTTTGCCAATTACATCCGCCGTCCATTGTGCAGGCATTACAAAATCCCCCTTTCTATGAAATAATTGTTGATATTCTTAAACTGTCGTGCTATCATACATTTAGCGCATGTATAATTTCATAAACACTTTGGTCTTGCAGGACCAAGTGTTTTGCATTTGTGTTTATGATTATCAACGTTATGGCTATAATATAGCTTATAATTATAAACACGTCAATACCGTTTTGCTTATTTTTATAAACACTGTGCTTTTGCACAAATGGAAGGGCGTGCTTTTGTGTTTTATGACATCTATTGCCAATTGTGTGAAAGTAGCAATTTAACTCCAAGTGGAGCTGCTGCGCAAATCGGCTTTAATCGCGCAAGTGTTACTGTTTGGAAGAACACTGGCAAAGCCCCAAAGCAAGATTTGCTGCTGAAAATTGCTAATTTTTTTGGCGTTACCACTGACTTCCTTTTGACCGGCGATAAAAAAGAAACCGCGCCTGCCCTCTCTGAAAAGGACAAGCGCGATACGGCTAAAGAAGTTGAGCGTATTATGGACTCGCTGGAAAGCGGCGGCGACCTGATGTTCGATGGCGTTCCCATGTCACCTGAAGCAAAGGAGTCTCTTGCTGCTGCTATGAAACTCGGTCTTGAGGCTGCACGGCTTAGAAACAAAGAAACGTATACTCCCAAAAAATATAGAAAGTAAAAGGAGCTGCGGATGGACACAAAAGCAGTTGCGAATAGCATCGCTTTGAAGTACGGTACAAGAAATCCGTTTAGCATCGCAGACAATCTGGGCTTAATTGTGATCCACGCGCCCCTTGTCGATACTCGTGGTATGCGGCAATGCATCGCAAGGCGTGTGATCCTATATATAAATTCCAATCTTGACGAACGGCAGCAGATGCTTGTCTGTGCGCACGAGCTGGGTCACCATTTTTTGCATCGCGGTATGAACCGCATTTTTATGGATCGCAACACATGCATGGTCACAAATAAATATGAAAATGAGGCCCATCATTTTTCTGTTGATCTGCTTTTTGACGACCGGGAATTAACTGATTTTTTAGAATTACCCGTCTCGGCGGCGGCGGTCTATATGGGAATATCCAATCAACTTGCAGAATATAGGATGCGCTCTGTTGAGCCGCGTCTATTTTAACGGGAGGCTATGCAAATGCTTCAAGAGGAGTTTTCGGGATTTTTTAATAGCACATCACCAGAAATTCAAAGTGATTCTAATTTAGTATCTTCATCCAGCGACTTTGCCTGTTGTTCTCGTTATCAAGAATGTTCCGATGCGAGAAGTTGCCTAATTCCTGATATTGATTATTCTCAATCGTGTGCCTACCGTAAGAAGCTCGAATCTGGGACGATATACTATGGTAAGAATGCTTCGAATTTTTCTTCCGATGCGTATTCCGCTTATTTGAAACGGTCCCAATCCCTTGATCGTGCGTCTTTAAGCTTGCTTTATCAAATTCTTTCCCACTTCTTTTACTATGAATATTGCGTTCCGTTTGTCCTCGCGTATCGAAATGATTGCATGAAGCATCTGGCTAAATTAGAATTTGTTGATATTAGATCCGCACGCGAATACGTTCTTCAAAATTATAAAAACGAAGCACTGGAATCAGCTGTGTTGCAGTCTTCAGATAACATTTCAGCAAGATGGGAAGCAGAGAAAGCAGCAGCTAAATCACTCGCTAAAGAATCCGGCAAATCGTTTGCTATGCGTCCTATTCTAAATTCATGGTTAAAAACGCAAGCAAGTGACTTACTAGATTCGATATCAGATCAATACTGTGTAGTCCGCATACCTCTTGATAATAGACAGTATGCAATCGAACTATACAATTCATGCTGCCGCGGTCATGAAAATAATTACAAGCTTGATTTACCTCTGAAAAACGATTCCTCTCTTTTCTTTGCTGGTAAGAATAATTGATGGTATTTAATCCTTTCGCGATAATAGGAGATGATTGGTTGTGCCATGGGCTTTATGGGACGGAATTCATGAACTTCCAGATCAGGTCAAGCGTCAAGAATCATCTGCAAAGGCCGCCTGTACTCCGCTCGAAATAAATGGCGAATCCGGTATATTTGAGGGTCGTAGCGGCCACTATACTACCACATTGGAGTCCTGCCAATGCGGAGATTTCATCCGGCGTCGGCAGCCTTGCAAACATATGTACCGGCTAGCAGCGGAGCTTGGTGTATTCGGCAATAAGGAAAGTCTGCATTCTGACCGAAATGCGATTCTTTCTCCAAGACAATTTTTAAAAGAAACTTTGATTGAGTATATTGGGCTTTTAGAAAATTACACAAACGAGAATCAGATAACTTTAAAAGAAATTCTTTGCACACTTACTTTTGGAAATCAACCTCTTTGCTACATCTCCGACTTGAATTTAGATAACGATTTTATTCGGGATGGCTTTCTTGTTGAAATCTTGGACTACCGCTTTATTGCTTTGCATTATGGGAAAAGGAATACCATGCAGCGCCTTAAAGAATGTTCTATAAACTTTCCTCCCGATTGTTCTAAAATCACTCAAAAGTATGCTTGGTTTATGGATCATGCCGATGATTTTGGAAGCTACATCTTTTTTAATGAATCTTCAGCTTCCCTGCACCCAGCATTTAAGTCTTATGCCCGGGACGTATACAAATATCTTCATCGAAAGTTCGACACAGAGGAATGTTACAATCCTGATACAAGTAAGATGGTTTCCGTTCCCGCTGGTGTTATTGATTGTGTTGATATTAATATTTTCCCAACTAAATTGGGTCCCCTTTTGAACCGTCGATTCCCTAATGATGTGGCAACAGAAATGTTAGATTTATTTGGTACAAACCCGTTAGGGGATTATCATCACGAATTGCAAAAATAGGAGGCTTAAGTAATGAAACGCGCCGCACTTTATACGAGAGTGTCCACAGAAGAGCAAGCGCGGCATGGATTGTCTCTCGCCGATCAGCTGGAGAGTTTGAAGCAGTACGCTAAAGATCATGATATTTTGGTGTCTGGCATCTATACAGACGAAGGAATCAGTGCGAGAAAACGGTATGTCAAGCGCCCTGCCCTTCTGCGGCTTTTGGAGGATGTAAAATCCGACAAAATTGACATCATCCTGTTTATTAAACTTGATAGATGGTTCCGAAATGTGTCTGATTATTACGAAGTACAGCGCGTACTGGATAGCCACGGTGTAAGTTGGCAGGCAACCGAAGAAGACTATGAAACTGTTACCGCTTCTGGCCGCTTTAAGGTCAATATTATGCTCTCTGTTGCGCAGGATGAAGCGGATCGGACAAGTGAACGAATTAAGTTCGTATTCGATGGGAAGCGTGAGCGGCGTGAACCGCTCACCGGAAACTGCCCCACCGGCTACAAGATTGATGAGAAAAAGCTCATAAAAGACCCCGCGAAAGAATCGGCTGTATCCGCGTTCTTCCAAAAATTTATGCGTTGCGGATCTATTTCCGAAACGCAGTCATTTATTCTGGAAGAATATGGCGTAAGGATTGAGTATCAGCTCGCCAGTAAAATGTTAGACAGTCCTGTATACTACGGCTTTTATTATGGTGTTGACGACATGGCGCCGCCCTACATCACCAGAGAGGAATACGGGAGGATACAATCCATGAGAAACCGCGTACAGCGCAAAACGAGAGAAAACCGGGTATACCTATTTTCTGGGTTGATTCTCTGCGGCGAATGCAGGACCAGAATGGGCGGGAGAAAAAATACCCGCGGACTATCTTCTTTTTATAACTGTCCCGGTCATTATATCAAACGAGCCGGCTGCGAAAATAAGACTAATCTCAGCGAGCGCATTATAGAGCAATATATCTTAGACAGTCTCGAATGCAAAGTTCAGGAAGTTAAAGCAGAGATTGAAGAAATTTCAAAAGCAGAGAAAGAGAAGGATTACACCCCCGTTATCGCGTCCGCTAAAACCAAACTATCACGCCTGAAAGACCTTTATGTTAATAATTTTATTGATATGGACGAATACCGCAAGGACAGACAGTCCTTGCTAGAGAAGATTGAAGAACTTGAATGCAAACAGTCAAAATGCGTTGCACCCGATCTCACACGAATCGAACGTATCCTGTCGGAAGGCTGGAGGGCTGATTATGAAAGTGTAGATCGGAAGAGCAAACGCGATTTTTGGAGGCTTATCCTCAAAGAAATTCGCATATTCCCTGACCGCCACATAGAGTATGATTTGGACATTTAATTTTTTAATAATTTTATTACTTAATTTATTTTCATCTGTCGGGTTGTAAAAACAATGATCTCCGATGCGAGTCTGCCAATAGCCAACATCGGAGGGGAATTTAGAACGGCACTTAGGGCCAAATGGATTGTAAAACCACAACGATTCTGCCACATCCGCAATCCGGTTTCCCGCAATGGCCCAGTCCGCGATGTCATAGTGAATCTGCTCCGGGCGCATATTGTAAATATTCTGCGGGTTGTATACGCCGCGCTCCGTTTCGCTGGCGCAGACAAACTGCCCCGGCTGCATGATAATCTTTCGGATGCTGCCTTGGCCCACCCGTGCGTATTCGCCGCCTGTGGCGTGGACCCGGTTCATGACCACGCCGGCCACTGCCTTCATGCCGATTTCCCCTTCGCCGCCGGCCTCGCACTGAATGAGCCGGGCCAGCAGTTCGCGGTCTGAATATGCCAT